TTGTAGGTTGTATACCTTTCTTTTTTATACTTCTTGCAAAGGCAGTAGCTAAACTTCTCAACTTGGTTGTTTGGCTTACTGTACTCCTTATTGATTTTCTTTTCTTTTCTAAACCAGATATTGTGTACTTGTCGCTTGGTCTAATATTATGCCTTGTAATCCAACCTTGCATTGCATCTATCATTTTTTTAGATGCCCCTTTAGTTTTGAATTTATAAGGACTTCCACTTAACGTTTTGCCGACTCCAGCAACACCTTGATTGACAAAATCCCAATACTCTGCAGCTTTACTGTCTTTAGGATAGCCAATTGTAACCATATAGCTTTTACCCATATAAGTTACATCAAAGGTCATATCTAATAAAGCACCGGTATCAATCTTCTGCTTTGCTCTTAAATTCCTTTGTGCTGCTTCTATAAACTTCTTGGCATAGGTAGCTAACAAATCTTCTACCATATCCATTCTTCCGGTTGTGGTAAAATCTTGTTTGCTCTCTCCTATTGTATAAATCATTTCAAGTTTTTAATCTGTTGTTGCTCGTAATCTTGTTTCGCTTTCAAATATGCTAAATCATTTAAGAATTGAAGTACCGGCATATCGTATACCTCATCTAACTTTACTCTTTCGTGTTCGGCAACAATTGCTGCTTGATAGATCCAGCCATAAGTGTCCATAAATCGTTTACCACTTTCTCGGACTCGGATTGGCTCATCTTCGCTGCTTTCAATAGGCTCTCCAAATAATCCTTTGAATTGTCCATCCAGTTTAGATATACTTTGCAAAAAAAAACCACCATTCCGTAAACCTCTACGATTGATGCACTCAATAAATCATCTGCATAGATATCGTGGTCTTGGTCTTGATATTTTAAATCCCTATACCCAAACCAACTTTTCTTTTGTGGCATTATCATTGAAGCTGCAATCCTATGCAAGTTTTGTACTACATCTCTTTGGAAGTATTTAGTTGTTATATATCTACCAGTCCCACCTACTCTTATCTCTCTTATATCTGGAATAAAACGATAAACATTGCCATTTGCTTTGATATACTTACAAGTTTTGCTCGGTAGCTGCTCTTTGTAGATAAATTCAATCTCCTTGCACTTCTTGTTAAATTCATTCATAGGCATAGCATCTACTTGCTTTTCAGTCAAGTTAAATAGAATTGCTACTACCTTAACGATAGCCTCAAAGTTGTCATCTGTTTTAAGTTGTTCCAATTGTTGAAACTGGTACACGCTCACATCTTGCCAAGATTTGCTCATAAATTAATTGTTGTAGTTTATTTTAAATAGGTAAAAAATAGAAAGTACCTTACGAAAAGGAGTATTGCCCAAACCCACCTTGTAGGTAAGTAAGTGCCACATATCTTAAAGCATCAATAGCGTGGTCATTCATTCCTATAACTTCATTCAGCATTTCGCCATTCTTTTGCTTCCACTTGTAACTTGCTAACTCTCTTAATAAATTAGTACTATCGTTTGTGATATTCATTTTATAGCCTTTGAGTAAGTTTAAACCAGCTCTTACCGAGTCAGCTCCTTTCTTTACCCCACTTGCATTGATACCACAATTAAATAACTCTTGAATAGATTTAGGCTCGGAACTATCTGCTATAACCGAAGTAATGCCTTGCTCTTTTAATTTATCAGCTAACATTGGATTTGTCAATTGCCTTTCATATACAAACTCCTTAATATAAAGCTCTCCATTATATCTCCATACCCCAACACACGCACTTGGGTCATTTGTAAACCCAAAGTCCAAGCCATAACCTACTAAAGTTGCATCTATTGGTATTTCGCTACACCTTGTATAGTTTCTAAACACTAAACCCTCTATTTTGCCGGTCATCCCTCTGGCATATACCTTCCATAATTCAAGGTCTACCTCTTTTAGATTTTCAATTTTCTCTACTAACTTCTTGTCTATAAATGGATTGTGTCTATAATCGGATATGATTAATTTAACATTTGGTTGTCCTAATAACTTCTCATGTACCCAGAAAGCTTCGTTTGGATTATAGTCAATATAGGTTTTGACTTTAGTACGCATATAAAGCTCATTAAACACATCGTAACGCACCCCATTAGCCTCATTGATAAATAAGTAGTCTCTTTTACCATTCTTGGCATCTTGAGCATCATCATAGCTTTTAAACTCTATTATACTTCCAGATTGAAAGGTAAATATTCTATCCGACTTATTATATTCCTTGACTAATTGTTTTAATTCCTCACTTGAGCTCCAAATAGTGATGGCATCTCTTAACGCACCGGCTTTTAAGTTAGGTATATCTTGACCAGCTACAGTTATAACCAAATTAGGCTGACTTACTGCAAATGTAAATAGCACCTGGAGAATAGAGTAAGTTTTACCAGAAGAAGTACCCCCTTGATTAACTACAATATCCTCTTTTGCATCTAAATTAGCTTTGTAAAGTACTCCAGTAGTGAACATTATTTTAAGGTAAAGTCCTTTTCTATTACTACAAAAAAAGCATTATTTGAAGCAGTTGTACTTATTATAAACCACCCTTCTTTTAAATAGTCATTTAACTTATTATATAAAATTTCATTTGATGGCTCTGCTTCCAGAATAAAATATCTTTGTTGTTTTTCCATAGTTTATTTGTTTTTAATGTTAACTAATGTTGTTTTCCAATGTATTTTACTTTCCCCTTTCATTCGTTCTTGTTGTTTCCTCTCCATTTCTTTGGCTTTTTCAATATGATAATATTGCTCTTCGCTTAATGCTTTTGGAAATAATTGTTCAATTAAATATTCTACTGCTGTTTGTTTTTCAATTTTATTGGTTTGCTTATCTATTATTTGAACTATATGTTCCATTGCCGCTGAATATCCTATTTCTCTTTCAGTAGGATCTGATGGCTCATTTGCTAAACAATTAAGACAAATGTTTTTTAGTGTTTCTAAGATTGTTTCTTGTTTCATAGTTTATTTGTTTTTAAGTTTTTCAAGCTCTTGTTTTACTTTTTGGTAATACATTACCTCAGTTAAGTATGTAAAATTATTATTTGATAAATCTACTAATAATTTAATAATTTCATCTACTGCTATTAATCCACATTTTATTGCGTTTTGGTATTTCATATTATCACTTAAAAATGACATAATAGAATTATTGTATTTATCTACTAAATCTCTTGCTTTTTCTTGTGGTGTCATAGTTTATTTGTTTTGTTTGTTCAAAGTTAATCAATTTTATATTATTTATTCAAGGTAAAATTACCCTATTTAATTTCGTTCTCGCTACTTGCTAAAGGGATTGCACTTTCTACAACCTTAACATTTACAGTATTAATAGTTACCTCTTGGCTGACAGTTTCTTTCGGTTTGCCATATACCCTACTCATTAAAGTATCTAAAGAATACAAGCTACCTTTCTCAAGTGATTTCTTTAAAGCATTTGCGACTGTCTTTTCTAATATCGTTGCATTTGGGTTTTTAAAGGTATCTGCCAACTCTTCAAGAGTCATAGACATAAGTACTTGAATAGCATCATTTACCTCGCTCATTTTGTACCCTTGCTCTTTTAAAGCTGACACAAACTTTCTTGGTCTGCCATTAGGATTTCTTACCTCTCCTTTTTTAGCCGGTCTTAAATTCTGTTCGTTAGCCATTTCTCTTATTTGTTTCTAAATTATCTATTAAACTTTTCGTTAAAATACTGCTCTGCCGATTGGTAGCTATTACTCTCAATATAGGCAGTTTTAACTTGGTGCTCGTGTATTTGTTGAGCCTTTATGAATGCTATTAGTAAATCATTGCCTATAAAGTATCTATTTTGCTCCATGAATGACCTTATAAATTCGATAGGATCTTGTTGCATAGTTTACAAATATCTTAAATTAGTTTTATTAATACAAATTCCATTTAACATTCTCCATAAGTGTGTTCTACAAAATTCAATTTCCATTACTGCATCATTAACACTTTCATATATCTTACCATTAGCAATATCTATTAATTTTTTAGTTGGCTTTTGGGCTTTCTTTAATCCAGTTCTATAAGCATGTAACTCATTTTCCGACCTTGTAACCCATTCTAAATTCTCTAATCTATTATCATGCTTTATGCCATTTATATGATTAACAAATCCTTTATTTTCTTTGTTTTCTATAAATAGCTTTGCTAATATTCTATGTTGAGTGAATGTTTTAAATTTACCATTAATTAAAATTCTTATTTTACAATACCCATTGGTATCAATAGCAAATTTTCTAAAGCGATTAGTTTCCAAATTTAACAATCTCCCATCTGGGAATAACATAAAATTTGACTCTTCAATTAATTTACCTTGTTGTTCCATAGTTATTTATGATATTCTATTGTTTTATTGTGTAGTTCTTGTAAAAAATCGTTATATCTCTTGTTTTGTCCGTACCTAACATGGCATAATCTACAAAGTGCCATTACATTCTCAACTCTATCTTGCTCTTCTTTATTGTTTTTACCGAATTTGCTTCTTGGGATTATGTGGTGCATATCATGACTTTGAGATCCACAACATTCACAAGGAATAAAATCAGCTACCGTATAACCAAAGTATTCAAGATAGTTTTTAGTATATTTTTGCATATTAAAATTCTACTCCACAAGATGGGCAGATAGTTCCAGTTCCTTTTGTATTATCTTCTTCCTTATCTTCATTCCAAATAGGAACATCAAGCCCCCAATTTTGAAGTTCTATAGCGTCCCATTCATTCGCTAACTGCTCATAATCCCACTCTCCAGCATTGATATTATCTCTAATTAAGAACTCCTTTAGCTCTTTAGCATTAAAATCAGTAGCTTTCTTAACCCAAGCGTCCTCTATTTCTTTGTAATTTAAGTCAAGTAAAGCTCTGTATCTTTGATTACCACCTACTATTATATTATTTTCATCTACAATTATAGGTCTTAATTCAAGCATTTTAGGGAATGTCCTTATGCTTTCAACCAATTTCTTAAAATTCTCGTTTCTTACTACTCTTGGATTTTCTGGATTGAGCTTTAAACTTGATAATTTTATCATTTGAATAGTTTACCCTCTGTTTTTGTCATTTTATTTATTAAATCTATTTGCTCTTGGTTATTATCATAATGGATAGCTACTCCCAACCTTTTGACTGTTTCCCACTTGTTTTTTCCATTGGTAAAGTAAATATCGCTTCTTCTTATACCTAACTTATCAGCAACATCATAAACCTCTTTACTATCCTTGCTTTGTCTTGCAGTAATGATTAGCACTCGGTAATTCTCTGCTAATAACTGCTTTGCTTTCTCTTGACCTTTAGTAGTGCTTAAAGTATCATCAAAGTCAAAACTCACTATTTTAGTAGCAAATTCTCCTTGAGCCAAGATTGCACGATATACCTTTTCGGCTTTACCTTGCGTGTCATAAATGCAAGATCCGTTACCTATTCGGTATTTACCATTTGAGCACTTATATATTGGCATCTACTTTCTTTTTAGATTTCTTACCATTCGTACTGTCTTGATTAGGTGCTTCACTCGGTTGTTCAGCGACTTTAATGCTTTCTTTATATTTATTGGCATAATTATATACTCGGTTTACAAGTTCAAAAACGCAGCTTCCACAGTTGTTTCTATCATTGCTTTCATAGATATACTTGTTATGGATTGCTTTATACTGCTCAAATACTGGTTGAGTTAGGTTTCTCAATACTTCATACTGAATGCTTATTGAGTTGTCTAATTGGGTAACAAATAAAAAATCTAATTCTTCTTGTGTCATTTTCTTATAAATTTTATGATTAATTGAAATAAGATTACTGAAAGGAATGCACCTATGATAATCTCTTTAATATAAATAGGCAAAAGTGAAATAATTAAATAAGCATATACCGGCAGACAATACTCGCAACCAAATGGCTTCTTTTTTAAATACTTATTCCAGCTTGGAACTTGGTAGATTTCAAACCATACCACCATCAAAATCAAAGTTGCTATGATATTTTGTAGCATATAGGAGTAAATTTGTTTTCTTTATTTTCTTGCACTTTTTTGAATACCTTATCCAGCTCATCAAGTATCTGGTCAATGTCCCATTCTTTAGGAACGTCTATTTCGCACTCAATAGTGAATTTGATTTTCTCGTTAAATAAGTCGCTCATTTTGGCTTTTCTTTTGATTTTAGAGATAGTTTCATAAATACTTCGTACCGGTATGCCGGTATCATTGCTTAACTTTTTAGCCTTGCAATTATATTTTAAATAGTATTTAAGTAGGTTGTTCTCGTAGAATGGTAGTTTATCGTGAAATTCCTCCACCTTTTCAAACTTTGCTTCCATTATCTCAAAATCACTTGGAGTTTCTACTATATTAGGTACTTCCTCATAAACTTTTCTAAATTTATTATGGAATGTACTATCATTGGACTTAATCATGTTTAAAATGGTACGAATAACGTAGAATTTGAGATACCCATCATTATTCATTTGGAATAATCTCTCTTCTGGAAGATTACATACTACTAACATTACTTCGGATAGCAATTCATCTCGTAAATGCTCCGGCTGCATTTTAGAGATTACGTCTTTTAATTCTCTTGAAT